GTTCGGCGTCGTGAAACGCCACGTTTTGGGAGGCTGTTTGGCCTCCTGTTTGTGTTGTATTATTATTATTTGAAGCAATCCATTTGTTGTTTCACACTAAAACACGGATCAGTGTTCAGTGTATAGTACTTTTGTTTGGTGCACGACACCTCCCCTAAAAAGGGGTTCCACACGAGGGTGGAGTGCAACCTTAAGCAAAGCCTAGGCACTCACAAGTAAGTACAACTTGTAAAGTAACCTGGTAACCAAATACTCAAGGGGGAGTTTAACTTTTTGTGCGACCCATCGCACAGAGGGATACTTTTACAGACATTCCAGGTCCAAGCCCTCCTAGGAGGAGGAAGATTCCAGGGGGTCAAGCCCATTGGCAAGGCGCCATTTATCGACTCGCATGTCATAAGTAACATGCAAGTCAGAACATGCATGTTCTATGCGTGCTCTGTTGGCCACTTCTTGCATCTGCGTTTGCCGCAGATTGAAGACCTTCTCCCCGTGGAAAAACCATTCCCGCAGGGCACCATCTATGGCTTGCCCATCTTTCTCCACATCTGAGAGAATTTTGGATTTTACGCACGAATGAAGACTTTTAAAAATCGAAGTCTCATCTAGTGCAGCCATGGTGTGTCCTGTCTTAGGACAATAAACGTTCTTACGCTTGAGAAAATCTGCGTCTTGATCATTCATGTATTCGACAGGGGCAGCCTTTTTATCAGGCATGGTGAGAATAATGTCATGGCGGGACAACCAGTTCGCCACACTAATGTGGTGAAACTTTTCATACCCTTTCTTGACAGAACCCTTTATATCATCACCATATGTCCCAATCTTAGCGATGGAACGAAATGGGGGGGCCTGTGGACCATAGAGCTCGTAATAAGCACAACGGAAAAATAAACTGTTCCCAATAGAATTGACATAAACAGTTAGGTTTTGACCAGATGGATTGGATCCGACTAGTTTCAACAAATCTCCATTATAAGCAACGACGGGATAAGCTACTTCAGTGGCTATTCCCTCCATAATTGCTATATCACGATCGCAGTACCCGCTAGCGCGAGCTATCTCGATCAAGACTTTAAAAGCCATCAGAACGATCTGTGCAGGCATACGCAAATCATATGTCTTATAGTCGCCTGCAATGATACGATCCTTACCGAAACCGGATATATGATCTGAGAACTCTTGCCATTCAAGGCTGTGAGCATTAATCCCAACTGCACACTCAGAATCGAGTGGGAAAAGGGACAATATGCGAGCCACGGGTAAAAAATATTTCCTAATTGCCAATTGCAATGCAATGGGGGCAGCTTGGAACACTCTCACCTTGTCCTTACCAATCTTTGTGGGTTCGTCTTTAAGACATCCCTTGAAAATTGGATAGGCACGTTTGCCGCAAGCCCATAAGTTCTCGTACTTCTCAAGCTCCTGGAAGAACACCGCGTCCAACTCGCGCGGACAACTAAAGTCCGGAAACTCTTCTGGATCCAAGTCCACAAGATAATTGGACTTGGCTCCGTTCAGAGGGAAGCCTACGGATGTGTTAGGTGGCATTTTATCGATGAATTTCATTCCATCAATTCCACACACTATCTCCATATTTGAC